GCGACTTTCCTCTGAACACCAGTTCAGATGAAAATATTAAACTTGGCCATAAAGCATTAATGGCCAAAATCCCCGAAGGTATGCCAGTCATCGAACTGGACAGGCCTTTGATGGATAAGTATTACGAAGCGGTCGGGCCTACCAAGGCGGCTCGTCTGCTGGAAAGTTTACAAGGGTCGGAATGGAATCTGTCGGGCGTGAACGCGCAAAAGCACGTATTTGCCAAGATGGAAACTCTCATCAAGCCGCACGGTGCGCAACCACGCATCGTGTATCAAGGGACAGACATGTACAATGCATTGACTGGCCCTGTCATCTTCGAGATCCAGAAAAGAATGGGTCAGGTGTTCTCGCGGAGTAATCCGTTAAACAAAGAGAATATCGTTATTTTTGCGCCCGGAGCCGGTTCAACGGTGCTCGGGGACATAATAGACGAGGCTGTCGGCGAGGTCATTGAGAGTGACTTCAAAAGCAATGATGCTACCCAAGGAAAATGGCGCAAACATGAGGCCATGTTCTACAAGAAGCTTGGGGCGCCTGACTGGTTTGTCAGGGAGTTCGCAAAACAAGATACCGTCCGAGTGTGGACACGTGTCGGTATCGAGGGCACAGTTGAAGGTCAAAGGTGGTCCGGAGAGTCAACCACCACGTCTGGTAACACATACGTGGGTGCGGCACAAATCCAGGGCGCGCTGGCGACCGCAGGTGTGAAGGACTCCGTGAATATCCACGGCGGTGATGACTATCTCGGAGTGGTGAACGCTCCAGGTAAGATGGTAGAAGTTGCGGAAGAAATTATCCGCAGCGTCGCGAGTACGGGGATGACGGCAGAAGTGTCGCTTCCTGTTTCAAAGAGTAGCGCTACGTTTTATCAGAAACGCTACCCGTTTTCGCATGCCGCTGGGGGACGTCGCCCCGTGCCTCGCTTCGGTCGCGTATTGAGTAAGATCAATATACGCGCCAACCGTAACACCAAGGTTGGCGATCGTGAATACATGGCGGGCAAGTACTTGTCCGCCGCGTACGAACATCGATACGTACCGGTCATACGTGACATTCTCGCTGAAACAGCTCTGGCAATGAGCCCTCAGCCATTTTTCGACAACAACGAAGTCAGAAAATTCGAGAAAATGCACGATTCAGCTGATGTTCCGCAGGCTATACGCAACACTAGCCCGCACTCGATTGGGAAGATGAGCGACTTCACTTCCCGGGTGTACGATTGTCCGTTCGATGACATCGTCTCTCTCTACAAACAAGTGGCGCAATCAGCCCTTGACCACCTTGACGGGTGGACGGTTGTGGGGAGTGACGGAAAGTCACGTGCCAGGGAGGGAAACTCCCGGTACATGCCCAAATTCATCGAGAGCGAGTGCGTGTCGCGGTTGATAGCCTGTGATATCGGCGGTTAGTACGCAGGAATGTGACTGGCCTATTGTTTGTTGGTAGTAGGAGAGTAGGTGGAACCCCGAACTCCTGATAACCCCGTAATTACGAC